AAAACAGAATCCAGATATAAGAACAAACTTACAGCTGAATCCTGTTTCCATTTACACAAAATTTTGGACAGTGTCAAGTATAATGCAATAAAGAATCCAACAGTAACAAAACCAATTGATGTATAGTATATCGCATTAATCAAATGTGCATCCTCAAACACCACATTATTAAATACAATATCCAGTATTGCGTATATAAACATTTCAATGACAAATACTCTATGGTATATACAAAATAAAAATACCTTTGACAATACATAGAACAATATTGCATTAAACAGTTTGGCGTTAAAGAATATGGTAAGGTACTTGTCCGAAAACGGAGTGGCATACTGAATATACTCCAATGTGTCACCATCATAATACTCAATGATATCACCTGTTCCAACAGAGTGTATAACCTCACACTGATGGACAAGTATCGCAAGACAGAACAATATAGGATAACATCTTATCACCCAAATAAGAAACGTCCTGTAGAAATTGTTCAAACTTTCCTCTAGCATTTTATCTTTCATCTTACTCTCCTAGACAAATTCCTAATAATCTCTTCTTTCGTTCTCCCTTTTAACAGGTCAAGATCAATTGTTGCAGAACCCACCTTTACGCATCCATCAGATATGTATTGCTGCACACGTTCGTTCACAAGATAGTCCGCACCAAGCATATCCAATTTGGACAGTCCTTTCACATCATTGCTCCTGCTTAGTACAAATCCACCTACCGTTCTCCAGATGCGCCTGTATTGGCTTATTCCGTCCTTTACAGGCATGATTATGTCGTTTTCAAACAATGGTATTCCGTTCATGTCAAACACGCCTGTAAACCATTCTACAACACAACCACTGCTATCCCTTACACGACCATAAGCATCTATGGACATATCGTCAAAAAGAAGTTCATATCGCCCCGTTACTCCATTAAATATACGGAGTAACGGGAAATTAATGTCATTTCTTTCCATTTCCCTTAATCGCTTCAATACATTCCTTTGCTCCATCATCAAAACCATGCTTGTACCCCTTAGCGTATTCTCCAATGTTATACACCGCCATTGCAAATACAAACAGGATGATACCTAAAGCCTTATGCCAACCAGGAAACGAGATGGAAAACGGCTTAAATGTAATTGTTAGATCTCCAACCCACAATAGGGCGATAATACATATAATTGTAAGTATAATTGTTTTCATAATCATATAAGTTTTAATGCTTCTTGTATTCCGGCTTCAAGTGCGTCTTCGTAGGTGACATATACTTTATATCCATTCCCTTTGTTTATTTCGTTCTCCATCCAGTCGCTTTCTTCTGTTGGAACATTGAAATCACAAAAAGAAAGCGTCCATCTTTTTCCAATAACAGGTTCTACATATACATACACACCTCTTATTTCACGAAGCCACTTTTGTGCAACGGACTGAGTGGGACGACTATAACACAATTTTGGCAAATTCTTATTTGTTCGGAACACAGATTGCATTATCCGATTATTGTCCTCTTTAATAATATCTTTGCAATACTCATTAAACCCTTTCTCTTTCAGCAACTTCGCTGTTTCTAATGTCACAAATTCTTCGGTCATAACTATTTCTTTTTTAATTCATTCAACACTTTCTTTACTAATTCATAACGTGGTAATTGCCAATCCTTCGCAATATCATCTATTTTATCGTCATAATGATTGTCGTAAACATACTGATTTAGGCTGTCAACAAACCCATCACCATCAAGTCCTTCGTCACAATCATCATACATATCAAGTTCATAGGCTAACTCGGAACATTCACAGTGGGATACCCAGTCATAAATACAACCGTCATAAACATTGGTCTGTCTGTTGTATTTTTCTCCAACGGAAATTACTCCACCGCAAAAATTGCACCTGTGCTCTTTACGAGCGACAGGAGTTTTATATCTTAATACTTTCATAGTTATTCTTTCTATTATTTTCACACTCTTCACAATGCAACTTATAAGCATGGGCAAACATTCCTAAAGTAACAGGCTAAAAATGAAAATCCGCCTGTTTCCCTTCTATGACAACAGAAACACATAATTGTCCATCACAAAAGTCAATATACGCTTCACCACCTCCATCTCCGTTAATGGAAAGTGTTTGTGTCTGTATGCTATTCATTATTTACCTCCTTTAATCTTTTAATTAGTGCATCAGCGCAATTAACCGCATATTTAACGATTGCACCAGAATTACCCCCACGATCTTCTGCTATAACGGCCTTAATAATATCTTTCGCTAATTCGTACCTACGTTGTTCCCAATCAATAGCTGAAAAATCAAGTTCGCATTCTCTGTAAACCATGTTATCACATACATATAAATAATTATTGTTATGTTGAGAGTTGATGTTTAATTGGGGAGTTACATCTACCAAAACTCCTGTTGATTTTACTCTTGCTTTCATTGTTTAATCATTTATTTTAACAAACGTTTAGTAATAGTACCGAATGAATGATACCGATGCCAAACTATATTTCCACGCTGAATTTCAGTAAGCCAATCGCAAGCTTTAAAAACTTGTCCTACATTGTATAGGAATGGTCTTTTTTGAATTTTTCTTTTTATTCTTACTTTCATTGTTCCTCCTTTGTTTTAAAATGTTCAATCAGTTCATTTACGGTAGCCTTGTGAACGGTATCCGTATTGACATCAATATGATAGTAGACCAAATAGGTAGAGAACTTGGTTTTAGGACACAGAATCCACTTATCCCCATCGGTAAACCATTGGTACTTGTCTGTATCATCCCTCAATGCAGCTATAGCTAGGAAAAGTTCCTCGTTCGTTCCGCAATCAACACTTCCACGTTTTTTCAAAGGATGCCCATTTCTTATCACATGATTCTTTTGGGATAGTAAAAAGTATATTCCATTATGACACATAATAAAATCATACTTGTTATCATCATCTGCATAATATTTAGGCTTACCATGTGAATACCCCAATTCTTCCAGCCCTCTCCGAAGTTCCTGTGTATTTTTGCGTATAAAACACGGTGTTGTAAATCCCATAGTTATTCCTCCGATAAATTAATCACTCCTTCGTCTGAATACTCATATCCAATATATTTGATACAATTTCCAAGAACGATATACCACTCTGTAAGATTATCATCATTACTTTCTGCAAAAAGCAAATCATGTATCGTACTGTTTTCCCTTTTCAATCCTATATAGTAGTTATGGTTATAACAACTAATTTCGGGAATATGCCTTAAAGTATCAGTATGTAAACCATCATATACACCAAATACATTTTTAAAATGATTTTCCATAGTTATTCATCCTTTCCAACTTTAACATATCCGTTTTCAATGCACCAGCACAACATTTCGTAGGCTGAATCAATAAGTTCTTTTCCTTCTGTGATATTTCCGATAGACCTAGTATAAGATTCCACATACAAGCATGTATAGCTATCTGCAAATTTTTTGATGGTCAGCACTTCATTGCCGATGAAACAAGGTAACTTGTCGAGAATATCCGGCAAGGTGTAGATATGGTATAATCCAAGTTCTTGTAAATGTTTCGTCTGATCAAATGACAATACCTGTTTCATTTATTTTCCTCCTCCGTTTTAATATCCGTTACTTTACCACGACAGACAAAGAAGAAACATCCCATCACATTACACAGGTATGATTCATGCTCCATCTTACACTCATTGCATTCTTTATTCAACGAACATTTACTGCAATCAAAATCCAGACAGCGCGCATCAATCAGTTCAACCATTTCATGCAGCACTCCATCAATTATTATTCCGTTCTTTACTTCCATGTTTAATTTCCTTTCTCTTTAATCCGTTCCAATACATCCCTATTTTCTTCGAGTATCTCGTCAAAAGACGGGATGTACATCCACATGTCACACTCGTAGCCGTTCCAATCTTCAAATTCAAATCCTCCGTCTGTCGCAACGTATGGCGATCTCCCGGATGAAACAACGATATAGCCACTAACAATAGCTCCATTTGATACCATTCTGCAAAGGACAAGCTTGTTTGGTTCCGGCAACCGTTCATTAACACTTATCCAAGGAGATTGCTTCGACTGCCATTCGGCACCTTGAACGAAATTCATCTCTCCAAACTTTGCCAAATCTTTACCAAACAAAGTTCTGTCAACTGTCCTATGATTAAATAGGATATTTTCCTTCGCTGCTTCTTTTACTGTCTGTTTCATATCAAAATACTATTTTAAAATCTTTACCTTTCAATGTAGGAAGTCTGTCGGTAACAAACTTCTCCAGTTCCTGTTCGTCTATCGGAAACAACGGGCAATATTGGTATCTGAACGTATGTACAAACCGCCCGTCAAGCATTACATCAAAAACCAGTGTTTTCATATCTTGTTCACTTTTGTCCATAAACTAAACTCGGTATAGAGATATTTCCATTTATCCCTGTAACGGTATTTGTCATTCGGGTATTGGCAACGGACACAATAATCCGTCTTATATAAAATCTCATAGATTACTCCCCTGTATTCAAACAGTTCGTGTTCGTCAAGGGTTCCTACTTCTACCTTTTCCATTACCGTAAACAAAAAATTGTGTAAATAATAACAAATATGAAGTAAGATAATGTTATAATCACCCACTTCCAAAACTTATATTTATCCCTTTTTAAGCCATATATGAATGTGGTCAATACAAGGGTAATAAGTATAAAGTATATTGCAAAGCTGATTCCGTAAAATGTGTTCATATTTTAATACTTGAATATAGGAAAAATTTAGGAGGAAAACAATCTGAAAAATAAAGCCCCACTGGATTTTCCAATGAGGCTTCGAGATTACTTTTTGATTGCGTCACGTAATTTGCGGAGAGGTGAATCTTCCGAGTTCTTTTCGTCATGGGGTTTTGACGCTTGAAGCTTCTCCATGTTCTGCTTTGTAAGTTTACCAACCATTTGTAGTCCTTGACCACCAAACAGTCCTCCAAAAAGTCCTTTTGCCATAATCGTAAAGTTTTAGTCAGTTTCCAGTTTTTTGTCCTCCACAGGTTTTACTGTATAACGACTTCCTGTACCTTTGACAATTTGAAAACCGTTTCTTTTCAACAACTTGTCAGCCAGTTTACTGGACACCATCCAAAGGTTCCCCAAAAACAAATTGTTAGGGGGTAAGTTGACATATCTCTTGCTGCATTTGAGGATAAGAACGATTTTCTTAAATTCATCTTCGGTCATTTCAATTTTCTTTCCCATAGTCAAATATTAATATCCGACTAACTCGGTACTAAAGTAGTATAATTGCTGATTATCTAACCTATGATTGGTTACTACTTTGTTACTCCGTCAGCCGGATTTGTTAGTTACTCGATTTTCTCAATACGTTCTTTCTTGTACTTTATGATTTCACCTTGGCATATCAAGTGAACACCCAAAGTAATAAGAAGCACACCTACAACCATTCTCCAGTTATGGAAAGATATGCGGAACGGGTATTTTCAAGTCACGGTCAAGTATTATATACCCGTCATGTATCTTGCATGACTGGTTGGTATATATAGCATTGCTCATCCCACCCCGTTTGTGATAGCATGGCAGTTCGGGCTTACCGTTATACTTCCCGGGATTCTTCGCCCAATCCTTTACAGCCTTGACA